TGTCGAGCGTGTTCGGGGCGGCAAGGAGGCGGGCCAGATCCTCAAAGAGAATTTCGGTATCCGATGCCGAGATGTCCGCCGCCAATACGAATCCCGGGCTGTTGACCTGGGCCGGGTACATGGGTAATTGCGTCATGATGCTGAATACGTCTCCTGTATGAACCTGATCGTGAACTCCCAGAGTCCAAGATTCGATCTCGTTTTTTCTGCCGGTTCGAATCTTTCAATATAGCAATTCGCATACACGGTACCATCGACCGTCAGTGAGGCTTTTGTCCCCCCCATCGTGGTGATTCGATTATACCCGGTGGCAAGTGGCGTAATGGTGATCTGTCCCTGGAGGGCCCGGATAGCCACGACATCCCCAAAGGATTCCGTACTGCCTTCGATCGTAATCGCGAGCGCGTAGGGACCTATTGATTCGATGGGACCGATCTTCGATGAGGGGATTGTCAGCGTACCGAAAGTGACCACCGGCACAATCAATCAGCTCCTTTCTGTGTGAGGTTGAACGGATCGTAGAGGACCGCCTGAGGGCTCGCTGCGGAGACGCCTTTGTAGGTTGTTTTCTTTCCGTCGAGAGTGACGTTAAGATCCCCATACTTGATCTGTTCGGATTTTACCTTCGCGACGGCGGTATTGATGGCCGTCTGTTGATCCTCGGCTGCGTATGTATGCTTGGTATAGAGGTCGCTGACCGCTGAGAAGTCCCTGATATCGACCGCCCGGAGGTCGCGGCCATAATCCTTGTTGAGATCCTGCATCTTTTCGAGAGCGCTATTGTAATCGTTCTGTGCAGAGGTCAAGCCGGATGAGAGGGATTTTGTAAGATCGTCAACCTTGTTCTGGTATTTTTGAACATCCTCCGATGCCTTGTCGTAATCTGCCTGCGTGAGAGCGTCTTTCTGGGCTTTCTGCGCTGTTGTAAGGTCGGTCGTTGCGTCGGCGAGTTCCATCTCGGCATCGGACATGCCCTTGTATTTATCGACAAAGTTGTTGCTCAGTGACAGCGGGATACTCTCATCGACGTTATTCTGCGGGGCTTTCATCGCGGCCTGGAAGTTCTCAAAATCGGAATAATTCCCCTTGAAATTCCCGCTTTCTTTCGCTTTTTTATAGTCCGGATCCGATTCCTCGAGTACCCTCTCGGAATAGGCATACGCCGCGTCACCCGGCCGGTACTGGGCCTGATCTCGTTTTGCTGCTTCGATTGCGGCCCTTTTGTTATTTTCAAACAGGCCGGTGAAGTAGGAGACCATCTTCCCCTCTGCGATCTCCCATTTTTTCCCGATGGCATCGATCTGTTCCTTGGCTTCGGCGTTTGCATCCAGTTCTTCGTCAGTCAGGTAGGGGTTGGCCTTGATCTCCTTGGAGTTCTTGATGTATGCCTCCATGTAGGGCATCATCTCTTTCCAGGAGCGGGTGTAGAGCGTCTGAGCGAGCGCGTTGCGTTCTGTCTCGTTCTTCACATTTACAAGGGCCGCGAATGTATCCTCAAGGATCTCATCCGTGGTCCTGCCGGAGGTGGTGACCCCGAGCGCGGCAAACGCTTTGGCTTGATCGCTGGTCGCATCCCCGGCCTTGGCAATTGCCAGGGTGAAATTGTCGATCCCCATCGTGACGGTCGAGAACTGGGTGCCTGACAACGTCGCGGCATACTGCAGTTCCTGGATCTTTTGCGTGCTCAAGCCGGTGGTATACGAGAGGTCCTTGATCTCCTGCGCCATGCCGCCGAACTTCTCGATGGTGGAGTAGGCGGCGACACCCGCGGCTGTGATTGGCACAGCATAAGCCCCAAAGGCGGTGGTCCATTTGGCCACATTTATTAAGTCCTTATTTGTATCGTCACGCCACGTAGTCAGCGATAATTTCGCTTTGTCGAGGCCCTGCGTCAGTTGCGTAGGATCGAGGCCGAGCCGGATCCAGATACTGCCTGCGTCTACCGTATTATCCACCTCCTGCGGTTTTGAAAGACTCGAACGTTCGGTCCATAATCTGCTCCGGCGTCATCTCCCGGATTAGTTCCTCTTCCCCGTCTTTTTTCAGGACAAGGAAATCATCGCGCTTGACATCGGACACACCTTTTGACGCGGCAAACAGGGCCTTGAACGAGGCGAACATGGTATCTACCATACGGAGATCGTCCAGGTGCCGGGCTGCATGGGCGTCAATGGCCCGGAGGATTGCTGCGGGTGACATGGTCCAGAGTTCCGATTCGGGGATCCCGTACCCGATGGCGAGCGCGATATTATCCGCCATCAGGTCACGGAGTTTTTTGGCGGACTGTCCGGGGTTTCGGTTTTCTCTTCTACTGCCACGGGCACTTTTATTTTCCAGAGGCCAGTGGCAAGGAGGGTCTTGGCAATTGCCTCACTCAGGGGCGGTGTGTTCTCTCCCTGTAGGTACCGGTACACAAGTTCCCCCGCCTCTTCGTGGCCTTTCGGGTCGAGGGAAAAGACGTGGACGAGCTTGCCGGTCTTCTGGTCTTCCTGCTTGAGCCCCCTCCAGATGATGGCCGTCGATGAGGTGAGGCTGCCGAAGATGCCGGGCCTATTCAGGTACTCGTAGGAGCAGCCGAGGGCGTTTTCGATGGCGATAAGGTCACCGTACCCCAGCATGAGGTAGGTGCCTTTTCCCAGGGCTGAAAATGGGATTGCAGTATCGGACATAGGTCACCTCACGGGTGTGCCACAGGTCCCTTTTTCACAACGAGCAGGTACGGCTTTGGTACCTTGCCGGTCTCGAAGACGACGATCGGGAGATACATCTTTTTCCCGGCTGCGGGTGCAGTGATGGCTCCGGAGGCGGCGCCTGATACGACAAGGGTGCCATCCACATAGATCGATCCCGTGGTTGCCGTCGGGGTGATCGTGAATGTGGCAGTATCGCTATAGAGTTCCACCTCGTAAGCGTACACAGCTGCTGCTGCTGCGGGTACGGGGGTGATCGGGTTCGGTGTCGGAGTGTCGTCATCGGCAATCGTGAAGAAAGGCGTTGTCAACCCACCGGCGGGAGTCTCAATGTCGGTCATTCCCGATGTCGGAGTGACCTCCATTTCCCAGGTGATGTTACCCTTAGGGTCGATTGGTTCGTCGAACGATGAGATCTTTGCATCGAACTTGAATCCCGTGAAGGCAAGTGCCCCGGACGAGGGACGGATAAAGTAGCACGTTCTCTCGGTCTTTGCCTTGAAGTCTGTCCTGAGTGATTTATGGACCGCCGATCCGATGTAGTAGATCTTGAGGGCCCCGTTGGCCATCGTAATGGTCCCGCTGCTCTTGGTCTCGTAACCACCATTTGCCGCGAGTGCGTCATGGGTGGTGTTGTCGACCATGTTCAGAGTTTCTTTCGGTCTTTTCGGACTGACAGACTCTCCGATATACTTGGTTCCCCAAATTATATGGTAGCCTGCTGCCGATTCTGCCTGTTCTCCCATAGTTTTTTACCTCGTTTTTGTCACGTAGAAATTCAGGACGTATTCGATACGCCCGTTTTCATCCTTCCCCATGGGACTGGGTCCCGACTGGGTGGCTTCGATACTCTGGTAGAAGACGCCGGTATCTGCATTGAGGACCTTGTTTGTCAGGCCATCGAGGGCCTCGAAGATTGTCTCGATGAGGTCCCGTGCTGCACCGGGTTCATCCTTCGCGCCCCGGACCAGGACCTGGGCGCCCGGGTGATCGACCTTGAGCGTGTTTGTCCATTCCGGGGGCTGCCCGGCATACCCGAAGACGCAGATGATCGCGTGAGGTGTCGCCGGCTTGTTGTTGACGAAGATCGTTTCATCGACAATCCCGAGCCCGAGTGTTTCTAGGTAAGCAGCGACATCATCCTCATAGGTCACGCGAGATACCCCCGTAATGAATCGACGATGTCCGCGGCGATGGTTGGTGCAATGCGGTTGGCCGGGTCTTCAAGATACTTGGCTTTAGCCCCGGGTTTTGTGTGATGGTACGTGAGGTCCTCGTGTTGCCGGTGAGCGTACGGCGTGTTGTAGCCGATCTGGATGGCGTTCGGATCGTCGGGTGTAGCCTCGACCGTGCCGGTACTCAGGAGGTAACCCCCCTTGAGCCGGCCGCGGACCTTGACCATGACTTTTCCTGCGTTGCCAAACCATTGCAGACTAGTTGGGACGGAATATTGCCGGGTCCGGGTCCTGCTCCGGCTGATCCTGGCTCGGATCACATTCCGCTTCTCGTACGTCATGTCGACCGGGCATTCCACTTCCGAAGCAGCGAGGATCCTCTCGCCATTGAGCCAGAGGCGGTTTCGTGCTGCCTGGAGGTTGGTGGCGATGATGTGAGAGAGGTTTTTCATCACGTCCTCGCCTCCAACGATGGCAAAGAGATTGTTACCCGGGGTATTCCACCGCTCCATCTGGGAAAGACCGGCCGCGATGCTGGCGTTCGTTTCGTCAGAATAGGTGACCGATCCATACCACTGGCTGCTGTCGCTCATGTGGAGATCTCCCAGTAGATGCGGGTCCCGTCGCCATCCTTGGCGTCTTCCATGGCGAGGATCAACGGCTGCGTTGCGAATGCTGTGCCGGGGTCGATGGTGATCCGGTCCCGGCCCATGCGGTCAAAGACGACGGCCCCATCGAGCATGATGCTGACATTGCTGACGACTTCCTCCCCCTGCTGACTGCGGACCATCTTGATCCGCTGCGAGACGAAGGCCGGGTAGATGACAGCGGGGCCATAGGAGCGGTTCCCTCTGGCATCTTCACCAAGGAACGGCTCGATCTCGATCGTGTCGTTCAGGATGTCGTCGATTTCGCCCATCAAGAGCCCCCGTGCATAAACCAGAGGCCAACGAGTGAGATGAGGATAGGTACCCCAATAACAATGGCGCCATCACGACCGGTGAGACGACTCTGTTGGTTTTTCAGATCTGAGACCTGACCGCAGAGGCCCCCCTGGCCGTCTTCCCCGTAAACGATTTTTTCAAGTTTCAGTTGGGATCGGACCATGTTTTTTACATCCGAGCGCATCTCGATCAGGATATCGTGATCAGATTCGTCCATCAGAAAACACTCTCCTGATCAGTTTCGGAGACCTCAAATGAGCCGTCTTCGTCTACCTGCCGGCGCAGCTCTTCCGCGTGTTTGCGGAGGTCCGCGGCCATGGCCGGGCCATTGATCGAGTACTTCCCGATCGTGGTGCTTTTCTTCTTCTCGCTGATGTAGGTCGCTTTTACATCGAGCAGGTTGGCGGCTGCAAGCTTGATGACGTTGCCGGACTCGGTGAGTTCCTGGGTGATCTCTTCATCGGTGAAGAGGGCTGTGGTGGTGACCGTTTCGAGTTTGCCAAGGAGCCGGCGGACCTGCCCGATCGCTGTGGTGAGGTCGTAGGTGAATGTCATCAGTGCCTCTTCTTTTGCGGCCTTGCGGACCCTTCCGGGATCTCTTCAGACTTGGGGGACAGGAGCTGCTCAAGGAGTTCGTTGGTCCTCCTCTGTTCCGTTAAGATCAAGGAGAGGAAACGCTCTTCCGTGGTCGTCGGTAGTGGATCGTCTGACATGCAGGCACCTCAAAAAGATTTGAGGTTATGAGCCCGCACCGGTCGATCCCACTCCAAAGCGTTCATCGAATGCGATACCGCCGAACATCTGCCGAACCTTCCACTGGATGCTGTCGGTCTCGAAGTCTCCGTCCATTGCCGACGTTGCGCCGCCTCCGACCGATTCCTGATTGGAGGTCTTGCGGTAGAGGCCCGGGGTCTCGTAGCCGCGGAGCTTGGCGACCCTGATGGCCTGCCGGGGTTTGTTCGGGTCACTGAAGAGGAACCAGCATTTTGCAGCGTCTT